AGTCTAGTTGTTGATAAAGCCAAAGATAAATTAAAAAGAGGTCAAGATGCCAAAAAAAATCAGTAAAGATCAGGAAAAAGCATTTATAGAATATTTTTGTGAAGGATCTACCGCAGGAAATGCGACCAAAAGTGCCGAAAAATGTGGTTACAAGCATAATACTAGGCAAATGGGCAGTTATCTTAAAAACAAGCTACAAGGCGAAATAAGACTATTTAACGAGCAAAGAATTGCTAGTAGTAGTGGTATGGCTATAAATGTCTTACAAGACCTATTAGTTCATTCTGAGCAAGATAGTGTTAAAATGAATGTAGCTAAATTATTGCTAGAATTAGGTAATTATAGTCAATCAACTGTAAATCTAAATGTTGATAATATTGCTAATAAAACCGATGATGAATTAATTGCTGAGTTACAAGCATTAATTAAAGATATGCCACATTTATCGCCTAAATTAAGTGTTTTAAGGACTATAGAAAGCAAAGAGGACAATGAAATATTGCCCTCTCAACAGTCGGATAATGAAGATTTAACTAAGCATTAAGCAATCACACTAAATGAAGTTCCACCCCATTTAATAGTTAAATTACCATTCACACGAAGTCTATAAAGTTGCTCATCATCTAGTGGCACAAATTCTGCAAAATCATCGCCACCAACTGCATGGACACAATCTTCCCAACAATCACTTTTGTTAGGATTATATCCATCTGCATAGACCACAAGGTTTTCCTTTCCTTTGGTCGAAAAGGCATTCATTAAATATATTCCCTCATCTTTGACAAGCCATACACCTTTATTTGTGGCTTTTTCTCTTGTATAAGGTTTTCTAATGTCTTTAGACTTACGAGTTTCCTCTGCAAGTTGTTTCAAAATTTTTGAATTTTTAAATGTTAATGTTGTCATTATTTAAGCTCCTATATGAACATAGTACCCATATCCGAATACTCTGCATTTACCTTTAGGCAGTTTACTTCCTTTATCACGATAAGACTCAACTAAGTCTAACCCACCACCTGTGAAATAACTTACTGCATTATCATATTCATTGAATTTATCTTCATCAATGATTGCATTTATTTCATCTTTCCAATTTCCTTTATTACAAATTTCTCCAAATAATTTGTCTTTTTGTTTGTCGTTCATTTTTTTCTCCTGTTTTAAATTAAAGTGGATTATGTATATCCATACGATGTTTTGACCAAAGTATGTAATCAACATATTCTACTAATGGGTGTTCTCTTTTAGCTTTATGACCATGAATTTGGTCGGCTTTAGCAATAGTTTCTTTATACCTTGAAAACCTTTCATCTTTTCCTACTAATGCTCTGTTTTCTTCGGTATTCAAACCACCCTCTGATATCAAATAACCAATATCACTTTTATATCCTGTCTTGCCATCAACTTCTAGCATTATAGGATTTTTTCGTGCATTTAAGTTAAGACCAACAAATTTTACTTTTTCCCCTCTTTTACTTGTGAAGATTGAGTTAAAATAAGTTGTGCTTGATATAAGTTTGTATTTTTTAAGATATTTAACTAAGTTTTTGAAGTGTGTTACTTCTTTTTCTTTGCCTTTAATCTTAAAGATTGTTTGTGCTTTGAACTGAGAAAGTTCGCCATTTTCATCTGTTTCATAGGAAATTCTACCTAACTCTATAGATGAATTTATGTCTAATTTTTCTCTTATTTCAGCATCTGCTTTCGCCAGATGTTGATCTATTATCTTTCTTATTGAAGAAAGTTCGTTTTTGATTGTCATAATAATCTCCTGTTTTTAACTAATATGGCTTATGCCATACCTATAATTATGAAGGATTATTACCTTAATTACAAGAGATATATAGGCACATTCCTTGTGCCTTGAGGGAGAGAGTTAGGAAATATTGGACTGCGAAAGGCCTAACTCTCTTTAAATTGACCTTGATTCTGCCCATTGTCTTTGAAATTCCTCAAAATGCTTTGGGCTAAACTGCATATCTGATAGACCATAACTATTTCTAACTTTATTTATCTCTACCATATATTTCTGCCAATCAGAATTTATCGTGTCATGTTCTTGTTCCAAAAAATCTCTAGTGTGCGACATAATTTCCTCCTAGCTACCATTTAATTTCATCGGTTGGATCTTCCTGATCCTGATCATGTTCTGAATCGTCAGATACCTGTTCTTTTTGTGCTTTTTTTAACTCATATCTAGCTTTAGATGCTGCTTTTTCCTTATCTTTATCTCTCTCATACCTCTCTTTTCTCTTTTCTCGTTCAATTTCTAACTGTTCTGGTGTCTTTTTTGAACGATACTCCGCCCACTTATGTTTATTTTCCTTGTAATACTCAGCATTTTTTTGTTTATATTTATCAGGATTCTTCTGATAAGCTCGTTTTGTTGGCATTTTTACTCCTTAAAAAAGTCATCATAATCATTAGTTTGATCTGTTTCTTTTTGTTGATTATTTTGTGGTGAATATTCTTCTTTAGGTTCTATAGTTAAATTCATAGATCCTAAATCCTCATTATCTTCTAAATCTTCACAATTATACCAACCTGTTAATTCATAATCGCCTGGTTTGAGGAACACCTCTTTTTTTAATGTGAATTTAGAGTTTTTAATCAAAGGTTTAATTTTTTGACCATCTGCTTGTAACCCACTAAATATTTTTTTTATACCTAGAAAAATACGATTATGTATTTTTTGTGGAAACAAAGTTAGACTAATTTTCATGTTTTTCTCCTGCTGAATCCCATTTCAGCTTAATTTTGTTATATTGATTTATAAGGTTTTCCTTATATTCTTTGGGTTTTGGGATTACTTTTTCGCCATCTATCAAACATAAAGAATATTCTTCAAGTTGGTTTATAATCCAATTTCTAAATTCTGAATCAAATTTATACTCCCAAATCCTAGTTCTATTTGGCGACCATGCTAACAAATATGATTGTTTTATATCATAAATTCTTTCGTTTTTATCATTTACAATCATATTCATCACAGCTTGTTGCATAGCAAGTTGGCATAAATATTGGATCGGAAACCCATTTTTAGGTAATCCAAAAACATTATCTACACCTTCTTTGTCGAAACAAGAATTACCCATATCTGGACATTTTATTTCTAACAAAGAATGGGTTTTTATAACCCCATCAGGTGTTGCGCTAATATCAATAATTGCATCAGCTTTATCACCCAAATTTAACCAATCTAAAACAACAAACCTATTTCTATCCTGATCTTTAAGAATGAATTTTGGTACAACTTTAGTTTTTTTAATAAAAGCTGCAACTCCATATTTTTCACTATCATACCCATACGATACTAATGGATTATCTGATAAATCTTCAATTTTACCTTCTCTATCTAAAGATATTTGTGTATTTCTCGCCTTGTAATGCCCATAAATATAATTACTAGCATTTGAGGAGGATAATCTGTAAATCTTCTTATCTTCTCCCTCGCTACAGCGCATTTCCGAGTCTAATTGTGTCTGTATTTGCATTGATTTCTCCTGTTTTCAATTTTTTCTCTAATATTTTTGTCTTTTCAGCGCCATTTGCACTAGCTATTTCTTCAATATGAGGATCTTTTTTACCTGATTCTTTAGGTTCATTAGGCCTATTTTCAAGCGGTAAATCCTCACCAGCATAAATGTATAATCCAAGACCATACATAGCAATACACTTCACAAGACAACGCATTTTTGTGTTGTTAATTTGTGCCGAAGTTGGGTTATTTATGCTTTGATACCAATTATCATAAACAGGCAACCACATAGTTCTGCTCAAATCATCAATTTTTATAGTACAAAAGACAGTTACCGAACCATTTGGTAACACTTCATTTTCTGGAAATTCATAAGTAGCTTGTGGAAAATTCTCCATGAGCAGTTCCCATGCTCCTGTCCAAGAAATGTAAGTAAGTTCTTTTTTCCCATCTTTTGTGGGTTTTTTAAGGGGTATTTTTTCGTGATGTTTCGTACAATCAATTTTAGAAAGCACAGACCAAACATCTTTAAAAGTCAGTTTATTAGCCATAATCTACTCCTTTTTTTACTGATCTGGAGTTAAATTATCTGGAATTTGTATGGTCTGGAGGTGGATCTGGGCCAGATAGCGACGACTGTTATAAAGTCTCCAGATCCTAAACTTTCAACAAAGCGCTATCTGACTATTTAACCTTAATAGAATATTAAGGTAAAATCAACACTTGTTTTTAGTTTTTTGTAGGTTTATATTATATATAATATATTATCTTTAATTATATTAAATATATATATATATTATATATAATATATATATCCAGATTAAAAAATCCAGATTAAATAAAACGAGGTTTCAATGGAACAAAAGGATTTTATTAATCTACTGCAAAGGATAGACGAAACATATCCTAGTCAAAAACCCTATAACACGACTCAAAAAGCTATTTTTTGGGCATCTCTAAAAGACTATGACTACCAAGATATAGTTATATCTTTTATTGAACATTGTAAAACTGATGTTTGGAAGCCACAAGTCCCGGCACATTTATTAAAATACTTAAATAACTCAAATATTAATTTAAGGGAAAAATTTAAAAGGTTTTTTGATAGGAAACCTCAAAATGATCCTATAGCAGATCAGGTTTTAAGAATAATGGGTGTAGAAAACCTAAGAAAATCTAAAGAATCTGAGTTTGAAAATAAACTTTCTTTATTTATTGATCTTTACAATAGCCAAAAAACAAAAGAAAGCTATAAAGCGCTACCAAATAAATTTAAAATCAAACTATTAGGAAACAAGAAATGATTAAAAAACAAAATAAAAAACCGACTAGAGAACAACAATTAGCTGCTTTACAAAAAGCAAGAGAAATAATAAAAAAAAGACAAGAACAAAGAGAGAGGGATAAAAAATGAGTTTAAAATTATCGGAAGAAGAATTAGAAAGAGCTTGTGATTTCATCAGAAAATTAGGTGAAGAACTAGCAGAATTAGAGGAAAAAACATTCAGTTTAACAGAAAAGCGCAAATATGAGTTTGATTTAGCTTATTTAAATGCTTGTCAAATAGAAGGAACACAAAGGCAAAAAGAAGCTATGGCAAACACAAGTGAGGAGGTGGTAGCATTAAACGATGTTATTGCAAAAATTAAAGGTAGGCACATTAAAGTGAAAAAGAGACTCGATCTAGAGATGGCAAAACTAGATATTTGGCGAACTATTAGTGCAAACATTCGCAAAGAAAAAGATTGGTATAATAAGGGAAGCTAATAATGTATGAATTTGTGATATTTTTAACAGGATTTTGCTTATGTGCGGTGATATTTTCATTGATCCTACTGAGCAAATAAAACAAAAAGGAGAAAATAATGGAAAAAACAAGCCAACAATTAAAAATCCTTAGAGAATTTTTAAAAGGTAGAAAACTAACTTTTAATAGTGCTAGGGATATTTCAGGAAGTAATTACCCAATAAAGAGAATATCTGAGTTGAAAGAAGATGGCTACCCAATTCAAGATACATGGGTAGAAAAGACAAATAAACCTAGATACAAAAAATATTGGATTGAAAAAGAAGATATTAAATCAATAAAAGAGGAGTAGATTATGGGAAATATAATAGATGAATTGCTTACTAAGGAAGAAAAAGAAATGTATGACCAAGAAACCTTAAAACTACAAGACCAGGCAATTATGAAATTAAATAATGATAAGAAACATTATCAAAATCTTATTGATAGCATTAATGTTGTCTTAAAAAATGAAAGACTTTTGTATGGTATAGGTGCAAAAGACTTTAGAGAAATGGTAAGGATTAGGGATAACCTTAATGAAAGAGTTGGTGATATAGATAAAGAAATAGACAACATACAATGATATAATGGCTAAATGCCAAAACCATCTAAAGAATTACAAAAACGATATGCACTTGCGATTGAGAAAGTAGGTTGTTGCGTTTGCAGACGAGAGATGAATTTGCATGGTTATAACATACAGATACATCATTTAAGGGGAGTTACTTATGGATCAGGAACAGGATTGAAAAGTAGAAAATGGATTACTTTATGCGCACACCATCATCTCACATCAAATGATGCTTACCATCACTCACCTTTTGAATGGGAATCAAGACATGGTACGCAGTTGGAATTATGGGAATGGTTACAAAAGGAACTTGACAATGAAGATTGATTTATTAGCTAAACTTCTTCCACAATCAGCATCTTTATCTAAAGGATCTAAAGTAAATGATGCTATCACCTCAGATGACATTAACATTAAATTATCTTATTCAAAAATAACAGACGCAGAACTTAATTTTATATTAGCTAAATTTTTAGATGATGATAGGTGTAAATCTAAATTATTTTGGGAACTATATGATTTTTCTAAAGAAAATATTGAAGAAAAGTATGCAAAAAAATACCTAGAAGTAGCTATCATGGAAAGAATTATGGTAATTTGTCCATTTTGTGGCGGAACAGGGGTAATGATATTTAAAGATACAATAGAAACTTGTAGCCATTGTAAAGAGGGAAATTTTATCTACTCAGATCAAGTTTTAGCAAGTCTTATTGGAATAAAACCCCAGAAGTTTAAGAAAAAAGCATATAATAAAATTATAAATAAACTTATGGACATAGAAGATTCGGCACTATCTAAAATAGGTGACACATGAGCCAAGAGAAATTTGAATTTGCACAAAGAACATTCAAGCATATCCCAACAGATAGCGAGATTATAGTGCCTGTCTCAGGTGGGAAAGACAGTACAGCGACATTTATTCTTGCTTTGCAACATTTTGATAAGAAAAAAATAATACCTTTGCATTACAACACAGGATGGGATCATCCTATAACTTATAAATACCTTGATTATATCGAACAAAATACAGGAATAGAGATACAATATACAAAAACAGATGAATACCCAACAATGATAGATTATATTAGACACCAATTATCAAATGGTAAAGGATTCCCACATAGAATGGCTAGATATTGTACTAGAAAATTTAAAAGGGATAATTTAAAGTCTTGGTTTAAAGACAATGGTTTTTATAAAAACAGAAAAGCACAATGCTGGTTAGGTATTAGATCAGATGAGAGTTATCAAAGAAAAAAAAGATATGGAGATTTAGACTCAGCAGAAATACACTCTTATAAAGATGTCTTTCCTGATTACCCAAAAATGTTAGATAAAAATGTAAGTTTGAGATTGCCAATTATAGATTGGTCTGCTGATGATTGTTTTGAACACATTAAAGATTATGGTTGGGAACATAACTCTTTGTATAATGAGGGATCAAACAGGGTAGGTTGTTATCCTTGCTTGTTAGCTAGTAAGAAAAAACAAACAGAAGAATTTAATACCGAATTTGGACAACATCAATTAAAGTTTATAAAAGATTTAGAAAAAGAATTTGGTGTAAAGTATGAAATGTATGATGACGATCAAGGATCTTGCGAAATCTGTAATATCTAAAATAGGTGATACATGAATCAAAAAGAGCCAATAAAAATTATTAAAAAAACAAAAGAGATAAGTCCACAAACAAAATTGTGGCAATCTGTTCTATGTCTGGCTTGTGAGGAAGCATTAGGAAA